TTACCAGCTCATTCCTACACCTTGCCCCATATAGATACCGTTTACATATTTTCGTGTCTCTGGGTTTCCTGATGATATATATTCATATCCGGTCATAGGAGTCATACCATTAACTTTTATACCACCTGTGACTGATAATGCGCCAGTAACCTGTAATTCTTTGAGTTTAGTCATGCCATTGACTTCCAAAGCTGTTCCTGAAGCAGGAGCAGATAAGTAAGCTGCATGTGTGGCATTGCCCAAAGCTTCAATATGCATTACCGCCTGAACGCCATCAACGCCACGATATCTGCCATCAGATGCAATGTAAAGTCCTTTAGGGTCTATTTTGCTACCAACAAGCCTTGTAAGTGGAATCCCTTCCCAGCTTTGAGTCACAGGGTTCCAGTAACTACCGCTGTTAAACACGTTATTAAGACTAATAGAAGCATCTGAAGACTTGAAAGCCATTGGAGCAACAACACCAGCACCTGGGTACTCAAAAGAATTAGGACTTAAAAGACCATCAGAGGTGATCAGCCAGCCTCCAATATTTCCATTCACTGCTTTCAGATTGGTTACAGAAATATTTAAAGCTTCTATCTGTGCAGCAGTGATGTACCCAGCATTGATGATATTAGCCCATATACCCGCTGCATTCAATAACGTTGTCCTAATCATACCCTTATCAATAATCGTGTCTCCCAGCTGAGAAAACAACACGAATTCCTGATAAGCAAGCGGTTTTAAAGCAGCCGTTAAGTTGTCATATATTAGTTTTGCATTGGCAACCGCATCTTGATAGGCTTGTGCCGCCTTATTGCTTGCATCAGCTGCTGCTGCTAGTTGCGCCTCCGTCGATGCTGCGTTAGCTTTGATCACAGCATATGCATTTGAAGCCTCAACCGCACTGTTGTAAGCAGATGTTGCCCTACTTTCAGCATCTGTCTGTGCTGCACTAATAGCACTAGCCTTTGCGATATTGGCTTCACTCTTAGCTATGGCCTCAGCAAATTCGTTAGCTGCAACAACCCCCGCTAAAGCATCATTTGATTGATTTAAGCCAGTGTCTGCTGTGATCTGGGCTGCAAGTGCATTCGCATTAGCTAAAGCTGCTTGATTATCGGTATCTGCCACATCTTTGACCACACCACCAGACCCTTTGAATGTGAGTTTTCCAAATATTTCGCCAGTGTCTAAATTCCAGGATGATTGATAACCTTCGATTATTCCGGTTTTTATCCTGCGTCCACTGATTGATGTTATCCCATAAGTCATAGCAACATCCCTTACCCCGTTTTTAGCAGGGGAAACAACACCCAGCAAGAAACTATATTGCCCTGGCACGTCTTCCAGCTTCACCTGATCAGGGGTGATAATGAACTCTCCAACCAGGGCAATCTTTGAACACCTGGCATAAATGTAGTAAAGCGTATTGCTCAGCAAGTCGGATTTTGTAACTCCTTGCATATTCCAAATTGATCCTAACCCAGCAATCTCAATTTCCAGGTGGATCAACTGACCCCCTGTAATATTGATACTGTTGCTATTGTTAAGAAAGTTATCAGTTACTACAACTTCATTCAACAGCAGATTTTGAGACTTGATACCAAATATACCCAGAGCAGCTGTGATGACTCCAACATTAATTTTAGTGCTATCGAATAGCCCATCAGTATCGAAAATACTATTTTCCAGAACCCGCAGAACAAACGTCGCTCTCCTTGCTGCTGCGACGTTCATTTTTGAAATGGCACTAAACTGCTTGGTGCTTTCAATTGCATTCGCTACTAGTCTTTCCTGTAGGTTGTAAGGCACAAAAGTTGAAATTACCGCCACCACATCCCCAGGATTTACCCGTGGATATGTTAAGCCCGTAATCCTTAATGAATCATGGATAAGATTATTATCAGGATTAACGACATTCACCTTATCTCCGATTTTCAAAATCAAACCATTATCCCTAATGTACTTCTGATCAATTTCAAGCGTATATAAGACCTTTGGCAGGTTGTTCTGCATAAGAAACTCTAATGTCTTAGCCTTCAATAGTGCTTCATTAGCGGTGACATACGAAGCAGGCATCCTGAAATCCAACAGCACATAAGTATCTCCAACTTCAGGAACACTATTTGCATTAGGTAAGACATATCCATCAGAATCCTTGGATTCCAAAAAGAAAATGGTCTTGGTGACGTGATCATAGCTTTTAATATCAAACTCCTGGTTCATCAGTGCACCTGACGTAAACATGATCTTAGCGGTTACACCTTCTTGATAATGCTCAGCCAAATTAAAATCTATCGTTGTATCAACTACAGAATGTGCATTTACCGTAGTTGTAACTGCTGTGATCGAACTTGTCCGTTTGGGAAAAATATCTGCGTTTTCATATTTACCTGCCCGAACTTTGAATCTATCAACATTACTTTCCAAGAATCTTTCTTCAAAAACGAGCTTTTTAGAGCCGTTCCGATAGGTGTAATCAATGTTTCTTGTGCCACCATAACCGTAAGCCCTGGTGATTACTTCGCTATTGTCTGATCCTTCCAACGTTAGTTTATACAACCCTTTCTGTTCACCCACTTCAAAGGTAAGCCCCGTATCACGCCCCATTGTTTTAACCAGGTTAAGCTCCTTGCCTTTCAAATAATATTCAAAGGAGCATTTCTGCGCAATCTTAGTTAACGCTGAAAGATGGGTATCACCAGCATATTCAATTAATACGGGTTCACTTACATCAACAATACCTACAGTGTAACCAGGATCATCTACATTCAAAGATTCCACCAGCAATGCTATATGACGATCTGCTGTAGCATAGAGAGGGAACTCATCCGCCCCCTCAAATTTCATGAACTCATGTTTTAATGATTCTGCCTGTGAATCAAACTTTATTTGATAGCTGTAATTAACTCCATCAAAATCCTTTTTAGGTATTGAATTGATTTTGTAAACTTCGCCATCTTGCAAAATGTAGTCTTCATACTGAAGGTTTAAAGAACGGCTGACCTTAACAGAGCAGAGCACGTACTGATCAGACATCATTGCCAGCGTGACTTTGGTGTCTTCATCTATCTGCAATGCTTCAATTACCTGACCAGCTCTATATATATTTAGTACATCTGACATTAGACTATGAATTTTTAGAGTTGAAAAAGGCTAACGTAGCAGCAGGATCGAAAATACTTGCACCAAGGTGCCCCCCAGTTGGCAACAGTGTTAGCGATAAACTTCCTCCAGCGGATTCAAAAGCTTGCTTAAACGCCTTTACCTGAAGAGATGGAACTAGCGTATCGTCTTCTGTCTGAATAACCATCATATCTATTCCTAGAAAAACAAAAACGTTTCTCACAGGATCAACAAAATAAAATGATTTCAAAGTACTAGTACTGGGCTTTGTTACAATATCATTAACGAAATAAGCGGTAGCCCCTACATAAGTATCTTTCCAAATGTAAGGAGCAGAGTAGTAAGCTTCATCCGGCTGACCGAATCCATAAGTGAGCTTAGTCCAATACGCTGAAGCACCATATGTAGCCCCAGTATTCATTGTGGCTATAGTAGCTTGTACAGATAATGTTGTGGCATTAACTGCTGCTGCTGCTGTAGTTACTACAGCAGTTTGTAGAGCTGTACCAGTGTCAAGTATCAGCGTCGTTCCTGCTGGTATAGCTGAAGTCAGTGCGCCAATTGGCAGACTGGTGACACCTGCTATTTGCGAAGCTGTTACCCTAACTGATAAAGCAGGATCAACCCCCGTAGAGTTAGCAGCAGAAACATAAAAATCACCAAATGCCTTTTGAATCGTGCCACTAAAACCGCGATTAGTATAACAGTCCGAAAGGTCGCAGACACCGCTTACTGCGCAAATACTTCTCACTGAATTTGGATATTGTATTGCATAACGTAATGACACAAGGAACCCCATTGAAAACCCCAAGAGATTTAAATATCTAGTTGCAGGTATATTTGCCCTTACATACTCTAACAACGCCTTACGATATTTCATTCCGGTTGGTGCTCCCCAGTTAGAAACTGTTGCCTCAGTTGCTGTTGCAGTAGGAGCATTATATCCTCCATCAATTCCAAAAGCACAGTAACCACCTTCCCACAGTTTCATTATAGTTGGCGCCGTTCCTGTCCCAAATGTGCAGTTTGACAAATTCCCATATGCATTTTGGTGATTCAGCATAACCAAGTCCACTGGCCTCGATCCTTGAACTTTCGGAATAAAAATGATCGCACTATTATCCTGGAGAATACTTGTCCTAAAAAAGCCTGGAGGGTTTAATTTACCATCAGATGGATTGCCCAATCCCTGGTTAATAAATACGCCAATGATTCTGTTTTGCGTGGACTGGGTTGCGATTGACAAACGTGTCAATTTGTATCGTGCAAGGGTTCCAGCTCCACCAAAAATAGCAATACCACTATTGAGCGCATTAATAGGATTGATCTTATATAACACACGCTGATCCCACACAATACTGGATGTGCTAATATATAAACCCATCGGATTAACATCGGGGATAATAGCCGATGTAACATTTTTACCGTCCCCAGTCATCATGAACCAAACTTTGGTTCCTGCTGGGATAGCTGTTAAGGCTGCCAGAACGTCACCTCCAACTGTTGCACCGATACCGCTGGTACGAAGGTTAGTTCCTCTTATCCCTGTTCTAAAATCATCAGAGGCATCACCGAAATGCAATTGGGTTATAGGAAGATCATCGTTAATTTCTATCAAAATCGCTACCCTGAAAGGCTTACTTGCATCTATTGGTTTAGGCAGATAAATATTTCCAGATCCTGCTGTCCCAGCAACGGCAGCAACCACCCCTCCACTTGGATGATTTGCCAGGCCATTGGTTGCATTTGCCGTAGGATTGTCTAGTCCTTCAGCAGTTAGAACTGGATAATACATTCCGTTGATGCTTTCAAAGAAAGGACTGTTTGCAAACTGAGTAGGATCGAAATTGCTCAACTCGCTCATAGCTTGTTTTTCAGCATTTGTATAATCATTTGTAGAAAGACCCTTACCATCAACCTTAGGCTGTAACCCATTTACAGTCGCATTGTATGTAGATACAAAAGTGTCAAAAGCAGATTGTGCCACCTTACCGCCAACGGCTAAATTATTAGCTATCACATAATCATTAAAAGCTTGTGACAATCCCGGATCGGTGCCTGCTCCTATATAAGTTTTTAATTGAGCTGGAGTCAACTCCAGCATAGCACCATCACCTGCCCTTACGGCTAAAATCTTTTCTGTTCCTATAATTGAAGGTATGGAGATTGCATCTTCTGGAAAATTTGACATATTATATTTCTTTAATTGTTTTTATTTGAATCCTGTTATTTTGTATTATCACTGTACTACCATTAACTTTTAAATCAGCCAATTCCACTGGGGGTGCAGTTCCTACCTTTATTTGCACTATACTGCCATTTATAGACACCAGACTTCCTTTAATGACTAAACCTGGCACATCCATTAGCACACCTGTTTGAACTAGTTTAAATTCGACTAAACCAGCAAATGAACTTCCTTGATCATGCAGCGTATGCACCTCAAAACCATCCTTTATAAAGAATGAGATACTAATGTCATTTACTGCTTTCAGCCTCCTTAATCCTGGTGCATTCAGTAATGCATATAGGCCCTTGATCTTATCCTGAAAGGCTGAATAATCAGGCTGCTCAATGAATAATTTAATATTGAGTTCACGAGCCTGAGTCTTTGTAACTTGATAGCCTTCTTTGGAATAGGAAGTAAATTGGGGCTGCTTTGTTGAGGGTCTATTTCTTACTTCTCCAGCAATTTCAATAAGAAAACCACCCAGAGCAGAAAAGCTAATATCACTTATACCGTATTGCGCTTCATCCGACTCTGGCATTATCCCTGATAAATCTGGCATAGGTTCCCGAAAAACTATTGTAATCTTCAGCCCCTGATCCGTGATGTATTCAGGCGAAATGGTGTCTTTCACATAAACCTGAAAAACTCCAAAGTCCGTGATCAATGGCACCAAACCCGTAAACCCGTCTATTAGAGAATATAAAGCAGACAAATGGTTTTTGCACTCCAGATCAGTATCAGCAAGGATATACCCTGTTAGATAAATATCCCGACCACCTAACCTGATTTCACTGGCAGCGACATAAGGCTGTATGCCCTCCCTTCCAGGCCACTCATGAAATGTTTTACCCAATCTGGAGGGATTATCAAGATGTCCCTTCAAATATATATTGCTGCCGGAGTGCTTACCGGGGAACCATTCAAATACTGAAAGGTCAGTCCCACCTAAGCTTACCATTAGAATTTAGCACCAAATGAGCCCTTGGTGTTGGCTTTAATTTCCTTAAGCTCTACTACAACTTTTTCCAGTTCGACAACGGTATTGAAGGTGTTTATTTCAATCGCCTGGATACCACGAAGCTGATCAACGAATACTTGATGTGAACTTTTCTGAAGGGTTACTAACTGCTTACCATTATCATATACTCCATTTAATCGACCAACAACGGCGCTTCCAGTTTCTTCAGTTAAAGCAGCACGGACAACGCCAGCAGCACCTGAATCATTTGTATTGGTTTTACCACTAAGACTGATCCCTGTAGCTTTCTCCACTGCATCAGCAGCTTTTAAAAAGGTATCGGTAGTTGTATTCAAACCATCCTTAAAATTATTGATCTCACTACTATCCAGCCCATCCTGAGCATCTTTACCAAACTGTTCTACGATCTTCTTTAAAGGCTCAGAAAGCAACTGGTAAGACAAGGCGCTCAACATCGCATTAGCAACCATTTCTTCAGCATCATCTGCGAAATCTGCAAACGCCCGTTTACCATTTTTAACACCATTGATAATGGCACTTGAAATGCTATCAGCAGTAAGACCGCCAGTAAGCTTGTTGGTGATGATCTCTGCTGTATCTTCAGCAGCATCGCCAATCGCCTCCATTTCATCGTGCGAGTTCTTCAGGTTTTGAAATAGCTTTTCTGTAGCCTCATCTAACTTACCAGCAATGGATAAAGCTTCAAGCTGCTCATAGGTCTGTCCCTTCAGATCACCATAGTCATATACTGTCCTGGTCTTTTTACCAACACCCAGAAATCCACCATATTTTTCAGTCCTGATGTTCGTGATCTGCTGACCTGACTGCACCTGAGCAAGCAGCTTGTCGTAATCTGACTTTGACTGATCAGCCTGGGTAGCAAGCATTTTTTTTCTTGCCTCCAGTTCAAAGTTAGTCAGATCATTAATATCCTGCTGAGTCCTGGCACGATCCCTCATTTCAACATTCAGGTTAATTTCTCCCTGAAGTAATCCAGCTTTGTAGGTCTTTATCTCTTCAAGAGCCTTCAGCTCGCTCGCCCTTGCCTTAGCACCAATTGAAAACACCCCAGCAACTGCACCTATAGCTCCCTGAATACCACCAACGATATCACCACTTGCAAAACTAGCTACAGCCCCTGCTGCATTTGCTGCCACTCCAGCAATATCACCCAGAGTCTCCAACGTGTCTGCTGTATCAGGAGCAACTTCCCTAAGCGCATCAGCCATTTCGTGAAAACTACCAGCAGCTGCATTTGCAAATTCTGAAATTTGCCTGGCTTGTTTAACGCCCTTTGCAGTCTCCTGAATGGTTTGCCCGAACTTATCCTGAGTAAAACCCTGATCACCCAGAGCAGCCTGAGCCTTGCCAAGCTTTCCTTTAATAGCTGCTCTCTGGTCTGGAGTAAGTTTTGAGTTTTCAAGTTCCTTTTCTGCATCCCTGATCCGCTGTTTAAGTTCCGCCAATGAAGCGTTCGTCACATCTTTCATTGCATCCTTATAAAACTGAGATTCTTGGTTAGCAATGGCTTTATTGGCTTTCAGCTCTAAATCCTTAGTCTCATTAAGCTTGGCAATCCTTGCTGAACGTTCACCATCGCTCATAGTCTTGTCAGCATTCAATGCTGCTACGTCCTTGTCATATTGGCTTTCAATTTCCAGCCTTTGAACAGCAGCATTTTGGGTTGCGTCAAGAATCCTTTTTAAGTTCTTGGTAACAGCATCAAATGTGGCATTGCTCTGTTCCTTCTCGGCTTCAACAATAGCAGTCTTCAGATAGTCCCGCATGGAATTGGCACCAGCGCTCTGATCAGCAGCTTTAGGCATCAATGAATTTAGGTAGGACACATAATTTTCATACCCCTTTAGTTCACCTGAAAAACGCTCTTTTGCCTTTCTTACACCTACATCAAGCTTATAAGACTCAAACTGATCAAAGAGCTGCTTTTGCTGGTCTATTGTTATTTTTGAGGCCTCAAAGGCTCTTTGAGAGACGATATCTTCTTTAGCTCTGTCCTGAATTGCTTTAAGCCCAGCAGTGTCAATAGCATTTTTTGGATTCTTAGCATTGTAAGCAGTGATGATATCATTTGCTTTTTTGAACTTATCGGACAGCGCCTTTAGTTCCTCATCGTCCTGTGTGTAGCTTTTGCGAGCATATTCATTATCAAGGTCTGTGATCTTTTGCAGCAGACCTTTCCGGGTATTCAAAACCTTGTTTAACGCATTAGCTGCCTTGCTATCAGCTTTACCGTCAGCTGAAGCATCATAAGCTCGCAAGTTTTCTTTAGCATCAATAATAGCAGCCTTATATACTGCTGAACGAGCTTTAAAATCAACCGCAGATTTATCCAGGTCATTTAAAGCAGCCTGATTAACCCTGATGATATTATCATAGAAATCTTTATTCCGTTTGGCAACAGTAGTATCAGCGGACATATCGGAATTTGCCAGTATCTGCTGCTGGGTGAAGGCATCAAGTTTGTTCAGCTGATCTACTAAAAGTTTATCAGCATCAGCAACTTTTTTAAACTCCAACTCCGCTGTTTTTCTATAATCAACAGTAGTCGTTGTACCTCCAGTAGTACCCTGGTTAGCGTACGAATATGTACCCTTTCTCTTTCCAGTCCTAAATTCCTCAACATTAGATTTCGCTTCCTGGTATTGCTCTGACAGCTCCAGACGCTTAGTATATAACTCAGTTCTTTTTGATGCTGTAACCTCTTCAATGGCTTTGCGTTTCAGGGACAAAATATATTTGTCCAGGGCTGCTGTGCCTTCATCGGTTTTTAGCTTCTCCAGCGTTAAACCATTCAGATATGTTGGAGATAACTGGTTTAACTTTTTAATCGCCTCCATCCGGCTCTCTTTACTCAGCAGTTCGTTTTTAGCAGTAATTAACAGGCTGTCGAGCGAAGATTTCTCCTTTGCAAAGTTTCCGATGTAGGCTTTATTAATGTCCTGTAAAGATTGTTCAAATTCCTTTGCAGCAGCATTGGCACCAAATAAACTTGTCACCCAGTCACCGATCTCTTTACCATAAATGGTTAGTAGTGTAACGCCAATTGACATAAGGGTATTGACGGAGAAGAAAGAGGAACCAATTGCTTTTAAAATGCCGATCCCCTTTTTACCTTCAGCTGCCGACAACGCCTGTTCTTTGGCTAATTCACCGATTTGACTTGCTGCCTCTTCGGACGCTCCGCCAGCTACAGCAGTTGCAGCAGCCTGCTCACCTGCAACGACTGCACTATTTTTTGATGCTTCATCAAGTGCTGCACTGGTACGCTGCACCTCATCAAAGAAAATAGGTAAGTTATTTGATATCGCTAGAAATCCTGTTTGCGCAGAAAAAGTAAAAGCTGGTAATTCCCTTGAAATTTGGTTAATTGAATTTGACAGACCATTAAAAGAACCCGCTGCTTTATCGATAGGTTCATGTAAACCATCAAGCCCAACTTTCTTCAGCTTGGAAAGTTCAACACCGATACCTTTAATCTTTTGGTTGTATTGCTCCAGCTGTCCAACATCGGTGGTTTTCTTGGCTAAGTCCCGATAATCCTTTAATTCCTTTTCTAACGACTCCCAAGACTTTGCGACTTGATTAATTCCCGCTCTTTGAGTCTCGGTTAAGGCTTCAAAACTTTGTTCGATACGTTCCACAGCAACAGCAGCATCTTCGCCTACACCCAGAATATTGTTTCGGATTTGATCAGTAGCCGTACGCACCTCAGCAGGGTTGAGTACAAAATCAACATGTTGTTCTAAATTATCCTCCATTGGTCTTTTTGCTTTTTAATCGTGCAGCGTAATCCTTGCCGGACATTTTTATTACTTTCTTGTTTCCTTTTTTGATGGACTTGATACCTGGAGCATCCGACATGATCATGATAATTGTGCTCCAGTTTACTTTCCAAAGAATATGATGTATAGACCAACCCGTTTTAGTAATAATGGGTTCAAGCCTACCGAAAGGGCTATGCATACCATAAGGCACTAACTCCCTTCCGTCATCTGTTGGCTCAGTGTCGGAGCCGTCACCGTCATCTGGTGCGCCCGTCTGATAGTAGTGATGAAATGCTGTGTGTCTCCACTCAGAAGCAGCCAGTTTACTGTTGCCACCTGATAGAGCTGATCACAATTCCACCTGATGTAAAAGGCTAGCAGTGGGGTAAGCAGGTAATGCCATGCATAACTATTGATAATCGCACAGGCAATCATTTTAGAGACTGCAACCCCTTTGTAAGCATGGAGCTTCAAAGCAGCATCAACAGTGATATTATCCAGAAACTCCTGACTAACTCCAAGACCAGCATAATAGCTGCTCACCCTCAAACTTGTGCCTGCCTTATTGGATTTCACCCATAGGCTAATCTCTTTTTTGCCAAACCATTTTAAAAAGAAAGGCGCAGCTATGGGTAACCGTCTGCGCCTATCTAATAAAATATCAGCAGCATCTTTTTCGACCTGCATGCTCATCGTTAAGCAGCTACAGGGTCAGAGATTGAGAAATCTGAGATCAGAGGTATACCTGTATCTGTTGGTGTGATCTTCACTACCAAAAAGAAAACATCGTTATCTCTACCTTTGAAATCCTTTTTAGCTACTGATGTACCACGAGGAATTAGCATAATTGAACCGTCATCCATTGTAGCCTCCAGGTATACGATTTTTTCCGGAACATTACCTTTAGGCTTGTGATAGGTATCAACCAGGTCTACTGTCGTAGTTGTACCGCCCAACCAGAAAGCTAGGGACTTTGCAGAGGTATCTGCGACATTGAATGTTACTTCCTCAATGTTATCTCCAGAACGCAAGGTTTTTGCAGGGCTCTTTTTTCCGTAAACGTAAATCGGAGTTGTGGTCTCATCACTTTCAACCAGGTCTAAAGTGTTCTTGATAACTTTGATCTCAACGGGATCAACGATTGCACCTGTAGTAGCATTAAAACCACCGATACGCAGTTTTGTAATATTGAATCTGATAACTTCACCAGCCATAATAAATAAAGATTTAATAGTGTTTAAAGAGTGTTTAATAAGGCTTTCAAATTCGATGAAAGCCTTTAGAGAGTGTTAAATGATAACTATGCAGGGTTTTCTTCTGATGCAGTTTGTTTGGCAACTTCAGCTAGTCTCAACTCTTCAGCTTTGATCAATTCCTGAATTTTAGCTAAATCATATTGCGGAGCTGCATGTTTAGCGAACAACTCGAAATAGCGAGGTGCCAATAATTTTTTAGCTTCCTTTTCCGCTTCTTTTGCGTCCTTCTCTGCCTGCTGATCAGCAGGCAGAGAAGGTTTATCCTGTTTGACGATTGGCAAAATAGGTTGCTGCTTAACGTCATCGATTACTACATCCTTATCTACCCATTCGTAGGTTTTATCTGTAAGGCTACTGGCGTGAGCTGTACACAACTGCTCATCGGTAAACGCTTGGTTATCGCTTGTAAAAAAGTACCCTGGGGTTTCAGGATAGTTGGCGATTAATAATGCTAAAACTTCTTTTCTGTCTTTCATGCTGTCAATTTTTTGAATATTCTTTTTAGCCAGGGGAATAAAAACAAGAGGGCAATTACTGACAGTGCAGCAATGATAAGCCATGATTTTAAACTGAGGCGGTTAGTTGATTTGTTAATATTTTCTTCTACAACTGCTTTTGACCCTTCCTTTTGATCAGTTGTTTTTCCTCCGGTAACGGTCAAGGTTGAACGGGCAACAGCATCAGCCTGGGCTTGCACATCAATTTTTTGCTTTCCCTTTTTACCATTCTTATCAGTTTTACCAGGACTCACCTTTACTTTCACCTTCAGACCGTTGCTTTCAAACTGGGAACTGTCAGCCTCTCCAGTGTCATTGACAAAAAAGCTACCGTTCAATGTGCCCCCAAACTGCTCAGTGATCAGCTGGGCATTATAATGCTCCTGACTAAGCTGGTTTTTAAAGCTTGATGCTTCCAGTGTTCGATGTTCCTGAACTTTTTTGACACCGCAAGCAGAACAGAGCAGTGCCAGGGCAAACAGCGAACTAGGGCGACAGTAGCCCATGATCAGCGCCCTCATCAGATTTCAAAAGGATAGATGTAACCTTCGACATTTAAGCCTGCTGCCTGGTATGGTCTGGTAATTGTCCTGAGTTTCTTAGCAACACATACACCCTCACGGCTACCTTTTGCATTGGTATTTCCTTCAATGGTGGTCATTGTGTTGGTTGCTTTGTCAACGCTCACAACTATCCCAGCGTGCCCACTTGTGCCGTGCCCCAATCTCCAGATGACAATTGCTCCTGGCCTGGGCTCTTCGCCAACGCTAAAGGTTCCATTGTGCTCATGATTTTGAAGGGTCAATAAAGCCCCACCACTGCAACATTTTGCAACAGCGGCATGTAACATCTTATTATCGTAGTAGGTCTCACCGTACACCAGTTTGGTAAAAAAAGCGCACCAGGGAGCTTTCATGTAGAAGCCTACTTCAATCATTTTTTTCTGGAAGGTTTTATCCATCCAACCCATATTACCTGGGATTTCCGTTTGTCCGATATAGCTCTCAGCGATAGCGATAATTCTTAGTGCCCTTGTCATGATCCGAATAGCGTGTTTACTTTTGCTTGAATTTTAGCAATCCAATGAGTTTTATCTTTTCCGTCGATGACAGCCACATTTTCCAGGATGCTTACAATGTTCTCCAGCACGATCTGCGACAAAAGGAATAAGTGCAACCAGTCGAACATGGTAGAAGCGAAAGTCTTATTATGAGCAAGGAAACTTTGAGCCAGCACATAAGGCATAGAAATCAGCACCAGGTAATAAAAGACCTTGAAACTAAACCTCGAAAGCTTCATGCTGCTCAGTGTCTCTTTACGAATATGAGCAGCCAAGATCCCGCTGCTTAATTCCGCTGTAAAGACCATCAGCAATAGTGCAAAGGCATAGCCATCTAAACCGAAGACACGATCTAACGCTGGTAAAGCGACACTGATAAAAAGACTTGCTATGGTTAAATTGTATTTGGTACTGGGGGCTAAACTTTGACCGAGTGCTAACAAGCTTTCATAGTCAAATGTGGCTAGCAACTTATATAGATATTTCATTGGATTGAATGATTTGATTAGCGGGCAGGGTTAATCCTTACCCGCTTGATTATTTGATTTCTATGCTGCTCCTTGGATCAAAGCCACAACGCCCAGATCATCCGCTCTACGTCTTCGGGCACCACTTCTTTGAGATGTTGAAATGATATCTCCAAAATATAGAGGGTTGTCAGTGTCATCGAAAATTTTGATTTCACCTAACGCGAAGGCTACACAGCCTTTTTGCCAGAATATTGAGGCTGCATTATCTGTAGGTAAAATCGCAGCTCCAAAAGCTCTGATCGCATCTGCATTGGTAGCAGCAGCAACAGAACTACGGGTCATGATATCGAAACCGTAAAGACGACCTAAGACACCCGTTTCAGCATTGGCATACTGGGTGAAGTTTCTGTTTTCAGTATCGGACAAACTACCGAAAATCTGATCTGCCATGTTTTCCTCCAGCAAACCAACACGGTCATTTTTAGGAACGTTAGTAGTATTCATTCGCAGGTTAACCTTCCTTATATCCTGGTGAACAGATAGTTTTCTCATACCAGTAGCTCCAATCAATGTCGCCTCTGTTGTGTCTCCTGTTTTACCACCTGAAGTGTGAACGATATTGGGAGCAGTAATACCAGTCATAATCTTAATAATGGTATCTTCAGCAATAGCATCATTCAACACACCCAACTGATCACCATAGACATCATTAAGTTTATCATAAGACAGCTCAACCTTTTCAAGTTCATGGATATGAATAGGATCGATAGAGTATTCGTCAAGCAGATAAGAGATATCGCTGTCTGTTCTGCGTACTGCTACAGCAGGAAATACACTTCTATTTTTAACAGCTGTTGGTTTTGCACCAGGATTAGGGATGTGCACAACACGCCCATTGAGCACCTTATTACTTTCGGATGCAAACTTGGTTAAGAAACCGTTGTCCTTCCAAAACCTTTTAATGATGTAGTCAACCCAGGCTTCTTTCTCCACACCAGCAGTGTGAACGTTTAAAAGCGAAGGTTTTGAAGCAGCTGTGACTGCAAATACAGCCAGAGCAAAACCAATTTCTACCAGGACAGGTGAAGTGTGAACCTGAGCAGCTAAAGCATTAGCTGCTGGAGCAGTAAATAAAATAAATCCGACAAAGGATAATAAAGCAATAAATAGACTTTTCATTTCTGTTATTTGTTAAAATTTGATTTGAGGTATTGTGTGGATATTGGAATATTTGAGGCTAGACGTTATTAGGCTCCCTGTTAAATTTCGCCTTGAAGATTCTTTTATAGTTATCTGGAGAAGCCAGCTTAACCTGATTCAGCTCTCCACTCTCGAAAAGCTCATCATAAGACTTATCACAAAGTTTTGCCAGATCGTCTTTCTTCTCATCGCCAGAATTTTTCAAGCGATCATTAACCGTCGGACTGCCTGTTTTAGCTCCCAGAATTTTTTCAACCTGCTCGTAGTTGGATGTTGCCAGGGTGATGTATCCGTCTTTTTCGTCCTTGGTGATCTTACGATCATCAACAGCTCCTTGCACAAGACTTTCAACCTTGTCAGTTAGCATCACAGTCGCCTGATCAGCAAGCTTTGTTTCCAACTCGGTTTTCTCACTTTCAATTGCCAGCTTATCTGATTTGAGCTGTTCAATGGTTGTTCCCTGTGTAGCGGAAAGAGTTACTAAATTTTGAATTGCTGATACTGCTTCGGTTTCAGAAGCGGTATCACCTAGTTTTAGCAATGTTAAAATTGCTGGTGCTGATAACGTGACTAGTTTCATATTAAAGATTTGTGAATTGTTTGTAAGTGCTTCCAGACTTTTATCTGATAGCGTAATGATTTTCCCAGACGCATCATACAGAGCGACTCCAACAGCCTCGGAATTGGCACCGATATCTACACAGCTGATTTCTTTAGCAATTGACTTGGTGATGGTAGCATACAATTGCCCAGGTTCCATAACTGATGGGTCATCACTGAGCTCTATCGGCTCGACCCCAATGGATAGCATATTGTAAGTTCCATTTTCGTATCCCTCATACATTTCGACCGCAAAGGGATACTTGTCATTAAAGTAAAGTCGTCCTGTGACCACACCTTCATCATCGATTTCGATCTCTCTTACATTCCCCAATGCCTTGACTTCTTTTTCATGTTGACCTGTCGCCCTGAAGTGCATGTAGAGCATTATGGGATTATTGTAATAGAGACTCCAATCAATGCCAGCTGTGGCGACACGGAATCGATAAGCGTTCTGCTTGTTGGTCGTAATTACATAGCGTTTAGTTGATATTAACATTGGATTTATCTGCGATTGTTGATGCAAACGTAACCCGACTTTTCACCCTAAAAAAATTAGCTTTTCGCTTGCTAACACACTGATTACTTTATGCTTGCAATGATTGCTAGCATACCAGAACCCAGTTTTTTAAGCGCACTTATATGCAGCATTTTTGAGCGTTATGAAGGAAAAAAGGCTGAATAAAGAAGAGCTGGCACGGGCAAAGAACCATGCTAAACTGCTGTATACCAGGGATGGAATTACAACGCAGAAAGAGCTGGCGCAGAAAGTTGGTATTTCTGAACAAACCATGGGAAAATGGATAAGGGATGAAGGCTGGGAAAAGCTAAAAGCAAATTTTGTTTTGACTCGCCAGGAGCAAATGGCAAATCTGCTTAATGAGTTATCCGAGCTTAATGCATTCATTTTAAAGAAACCCGCTGGGCTCAGGTTTGCTGACGCAAAAGAAGGTGATGTTAGGCGCAAGCTGGTTAAAGACATTAAGGAGCTGGAAACGAAAGCACTGTTACCAGACGTGATCCATGCCTGCGTAGGATTGTTAGAATTTGTAAGGAAGATTAACCTGAGCACAGCTCAGGAACTTTCAAAGTATGTTGATGGGTATGTTAAATCTCAGCTACGATGAGTCAGGCTGAGGATAAAAAAGCCCTCCAGTATTGGGTAGACTATGAGAAATCGCTGATCAAAGCTACCGTAGTTGACACCTCGGAAACTGAAGATCAGAAATTAGCCAGGATCAGCAGGCTGGAGACTAACCACGAAGAGTGGTTTGCCTATATGTTCCCTAACTATTACTATGCTGCTCCTGCTCAATTTCACATCAAAAGCTCAAACAGGGTAATCAAAAACCCAGAGTGGTATGAGGTAAGGGCATGGAGCAGGGAGCTGGCAAAGTCAGCCAGGACAATGATGGAAATTATTTTTCTGGCAATGACTGGTCAAAAGAAGTCTGTGCTGATGATCAGCAGCAGTGAGGGTGCTGCGATCAGGCTACTAAAGCCGTACAAGATTAATTTCGAAAAGAATCAGAGACTGATCAATGATTACGGTAAGCAGGAAACTTATGGGGAATGGAAAGAAGATTCCTTCATTATCGCTAAGGGCTGTTCATTTTTAGCCATTGGAGCTGGGCAGTCGCCCAGGGGATCACGTAACGAAGAAGCCAGACCGGATGTAGTGTTGATGGATGATTTCGACACTGATGAGGATTGCAGGAACCCTGAAACTATCCAAAAGAAATGGGACTGGTTTGAACAGGCTGTTTATGCAACCAGGTCGATTTCAAATCCTATGCTGGTCATCTTTTGCGGTAACATTATTGGTGACGTGTGCTGTATCAAAAACGCCATTAAAATGGCTGATTACCACGAAATCATCAACATCAGGGATGAAAAAGACAAGTCTACTTGGCCAAACAAGAACACTGAAGAATTGATAGACCGTGTACTGAGCAAGATCAGTTATGCATCCCAGCAAAAGGAATATTTCAACAACCCGATTGTGCTGGGTAAAGTATTCAAGGTGATACACTATGGCAAAATGAGACCGCTCAGGGAATACAAGTTTCTTGTAAGCTACACCGATCCCTCTTATAAAAAGACTGGGGATACCAAAGCAACTGCTTTGATCGGAAAGTGGAAACAGGAATATCATGTAATCAAGATGTTTTGCGGTAAAGTCACCACATCGGCAATGCTGGACTGGAATTACGAGATCATGAAATATGTGAACGGTCAAGTACCAGTATTGATCTACGTTGAATGGCCTTGGATTGATGAACCTCTAAAAAAGGAAATCATATCTGCCAACGAAAGGCATGGAGTGACCATACATCCTAAACCTGATGAGAGAGATAAGCCAGACAAATATTTCAGAATCGAAAGTGCACTGGAACCGCTAAACAGGAGTGCTCTTTTAATCTTCAATGAAGAACTAAAAAAGACCGAAGACATGAAAACAACCGAAGGGCAGTTCCTTGCTTTATCTCCGACTAGTAAGGCACATGATGATGCACCGGATGCTGTTGAGGGCGGCAAATGGATACTTGATAACAAGTCTACCAATAACATTGGAAATGTACAAACCGTAAACCGCACCAGGGGCGGTTCAAAAAAATACTAACATGAGTTTTATAACAGAACAAGAATTAACGTCACATATCAGGGCAGAGAATATATCTGCAATCAGTAGAGGTGATGAAACCAAAGCACCCGCTGCTATTGATGCTGCTATCCAAGAAGCAAAGAGCCTGTTAAGCAAGTATGACTGTGACACACTATTTAGCAGGACTGGAGACGACCGTGATCCCATCCTGATGCTGTATGTAAAAGACATTGGCAAGTGGCATTTCCTTGCAGTATGTAATGCCGGAGTTGATTACGAAGCAGCTGAAAGCAGGTACGACAAAGCAGTGTCCTGGCTAACCAAAGTGCAGAACTCAAAAGCGATAATGCGAGACTGGCCTCTGTATGTGGAACCAGGGCAAACGGAACCTATAAATACTTTTCTTATCAACAGCAATCCTAAAAGGGGCAATCATTATTAAGCTATGACAAAAGTTAAAATCGCAAGAGGTGGTGAAACCTCAGAAAAACCTATAACTGTCCAAAACATTACGGTTCGCCCGATCAGCAGACAAAAAACAGACATCACCAATTGGAGGAATGCCACCAGATCAGCAGAGGCTCATGTTCCAAGGCGTGTCACCCTGTACGATCTTTATGAAGATATCACCACTACTGATGCCCAGGTGATTTCGGTCTGGAGCAAAAGAGTGGATGCCGTTACTTCTGCTGACTGGCTGTTTACAGACCGGGAAGGCAATCCTGTTGATGAAATAAATCAGTTGATAGATTGTATTGGCTTTAATACCCTAGTTACTGAAATATTAAATTCAAAATCATGGGGATACAGCATGCTTGAACCTGCCTTCTTTCTGAATGCAAATGAAATGTATGAGGTTAAGCCTAATCTGGTGCCTCGAAACACATGAGACCGAATACGGGCATTATTGCAGATGAGCAGACAGGCGATACAGGGTTAAATATTCGTGAGGGTATTTATGCCAGGACAGTAATGGAAGTTGGAGAGCCTAAAGATTTGGGACTATTATTATCAGCTGCGATGTATGCCATTTACAAGCGTGGTGATATTGGGGACTGGGCTGAGTTTATTGAGATTTTTGGAAGGGGTATCATTGATGCCACCTGGGATGGATTTGACGAGAGTCAAAGAGTTCAACTATCCGAAGCATTGCACAGCATGGGCGGTGGTGGTATCATTATTCGTCCTGATGGAACCAATATCGATATTAAGCAAAATACAGGCAGCGCAAACGGAGCTCTACAGGAAGGCTTCGCAAGGATTCTTGATGAATGGATCGCTAAAGTTTTGCTAGGTTCCACAGAGACATCTGGAGCCAGCAAGAGCAGTGGTTACGCTCAGGGCGTGGTGCACCAGGAAGAGGATGTTAAAAAAAATGAAAGTGACATCAATTTTGTCCGCAGATATCTGAATAGCCAATTTATCAAATGCCTGATTGCAGCAGGCTTCCCTGTTCATGGCGGTACTTTTATTATAAAGTCCGTAAAGAAAGTTAATAAAGAAAAATACGAGATACACAAATCAATGGCGCTGGATTTAAAGCTGCCTATTGATGATGATTTCTTTTATGAAGAGTATGGAATGCCAAAACCTAAGAACTATGACGCTTTAAAGGCTGAAATCAAGCAAAAAGAAGAGCTTGTAAATGCACATACCCCCAATGCTACAGAGGAAAAAGAACCTGATAACCTAGAGAAAAAGAGCAAAAAAGACCAGGATACAGAGGTAAAAATGTCCGATAGGTCTTGGATCAAACGTGCAATCACTGCGCTAACGACCTTAAGTTTTTTCGTAGCAGCCCCGACAGCGAGCGGGGCGATGATCAACACGGGCTGCTGTGGAAATCACCACACCACACTGAGCCTGCCAGCGAGCAACCTTAACGATGAGCAGCTGATCCAAAGATACTGGGATGCTGGAGGTAACCTTGCTTTTGATATCGGATCATTCAATAACACGTCTACTGTGCTATTGTCGGGGCTGAAGAAAGGCTGGAACACTGGAGATGTTAACCTGGTGGATTTAGGCTTTGATTATGGGTACAATGATCCGGCTGTAATGACAGCTTTTGAAATGAACCTATTTAGGTTTTCTGCTGCAAAAACTTTAGCTGAAGCTCAAAAGCTAAACCAGCTATTTCGCAGTGCTCCAGATTTTGCGACTTACTATATTAATGCGAAAAATGCGCTTGATGTATTTAACAGGCAATGGCTGGAAACAGAATACACCACCGCTCAGCTCACTGGAGAGTCAGCAGCAACATATACCAGGTTAAAGTCAAAGCTTGACAAGTTCCCTTACTGGATGTATAAAACAGTAGGCGACATGAAAGTGAGGGAGGCGCATGTAGAACTAAATGGGCTTATTCTACCTGCCAACCATCCGGCATGGAAAAAGCTTTTTCCTCCTAATGGGTGGAGGTGTAGGTGCTACGTTGTAGGACGTTTAGAATTTGAGGTATCTGGAGTAGACTTTGCAGAAATGGAAACCAGGGCAAACAACTATTTTATGTCTGCTGATTTTAAGAATAGCGAAAAGCACGGTTTCGGAATCAATCGGGCTGAGACAGGCGAGGTCTTCACAAAAAACCAGATGTACATCCAAGAGCTGGAAGGAAAGGCAGCAGCTGCCCTAAATCAACTGACTCATAAGATGTACCAGCTAAAGGATTTTGAACAGGCTAAACTAGTAGCGAAAGATGATATCCCTGAAGGTGGTGAGGTTTCACCTGGTGAAATACTTAAAGATTACCATAACCGTACCTTCATCATTCCAGAAGAGGTATTGAACAATTCGGTAAACAAGTATTTAACAGCTGTTAAACGCTCGTTAAATAGCCCAGATGAAGTTTGGATCAATGGCGCTAAATACGATTCTTTTATTACTATTAAGTATTTCAAAGATTCCACAGTCATTATAAAAAGCAACATTCGCAACGGACAGATATACCAGGTTGAAAATTGGACAACTACAAACAAAGGTGCAGACGTTGATAAATACCGGATCGGGCTTTTAATCTATTCTAAGTCATGAACCAAAACGGGCAAAAGCTAACAGCCTGGTTTGATAGATTTGAGCACAGGATGCATGATATAGTGCCTGATATCATTGCAGAAACAGCTACAGAATATTACAAAGAAAGCTTTACCAGAAAGAGTTTTGCAGGGAAAGCATGGGACAAGGTCAAGAAGCCAGTGAAAAAAGGGTCGTTAATGGTGCGATCTGCTGCCCTAATGGGTTCGATCAGACCTTCCCTGGTAACGAGCAACCAGATCAGGATCAGTGCAGGTAACAGCAGAGTAAGATATGCCAAAATCCATAATGAAGGCGGTACGATCACCAGGGCTTCAAGATCGGAGACCTTTAAGCGTAACAGGGTGAAGGCAGGAAAAAGAAAGGGGCGCTTTAAAAAAGGAACGACCAACGGCAAGGGCTTCACCTTCAAGGAATATTCCTACAAGATGCCTCAGCGCCAATTTATGGGGCATGCAGCAGAACTGAATAAAAGAATTATTAAACGGCTTAAAGGCGTATTTAACAGGTAAATCATGAAAGAAGAATATTTAAGAACAATGGAGCTGCTTAAGACCGTACCCAGCTTAAGGTGGATTGATAGAGACAAAGGGCAAATTGATATGTATGAAAACCCTCCGGTAGATTTTCCCTGTGCGTTGATCACCACTGAGATCACCAGCTCCAGGGAAATTACTCCTGGAGTGCAGCAATGCTATGGCAAGGTCGTGATCCGTTTAGCTCATGCTTTTATTGACGAGACTTCCAGCGTCACACCAGACGAGGTGCAGCAGATCAGTCTGGAGTATTACGATATTTCCCAGGAGGTGTATTTAGCAATCCAGGGCAAAGCAGGTGCAAGAGGCGGAAACTATAGCAGGACAAGCTGGAGGCAGGAATCCACCAGAGGCGATAACTTGGCAGTGGTAAAGTTTGAATTTCAGCTTAATTACATCGACCGAAGCGCAATGCAATAATAATAGAAAAGCCCCTTAATTAAGGGGCTTTTCTATGCTGCCCACGTCCAATGTGGGTATTTCCGTTTCAATGCTGATAGTTTAGTGTTTTTGTGAATGAGTTCCTTCAGAAAGTCTGTGTATGGGGTCAATCTCTGCCCGATCACATCAGCGGTGATAAAGAACTCTTTTTCCAGATCAACCAGGGTATCATCATAACGCTGCCTCCTGATATGAATATAATAGTAATACCGATGGGCGATAGCGATGTCCCTGTCTTCAATAAAAACATTGCGTGTGCCCTTTCTATCAGAATCACGTTTGACTGAAGAAGGAAAAATGTTCGTAAAAAGCGTTTGTTGACCTCGGAGCATTGAATGGATTGGAACCCAAAAATAACAGTAAGAATTTGTTTATACAATGATCATTATTGAACATAAAAAAACCCCGTATTCCTACGGGGTTGTGTGTTTGTCTACCTCTTCGCAATTTAAAATCACGGCAATGATATAATCTTCTAAAAGCTTTGCCATCCTACGCACGTGCCATATTGAGCAAAATATTCGCATATCTCTAAAGATGATATTGTTCGCTGCTGTAAATTGAAATATATACCTAGCTATCACGACTTGCACAGTATCTTTTTTCAACTGTTTTTTTATATATCTTCTATCTCTGGCTGTTAGTATAAACTCTATCATTTGATTTCTGTATAACACTCTGAAATCTTTATTTGCAGAGTGTTCTGGCTTTTCCAGAAATAACCGTATTCCTGTCGCCCGCCCTTGTTGGAACTCTTCTTTTGTAATTCGATACTCAGTCATAACTTAAATCTGGTTACGCTATTCACGATCTGACGGAGCATCAGCATAGATGGGCAGAGTGAGAACAGCATCAACCGAAGCAATAATTGCCGGATCGTCCACATACCACCACCTTACAACGCCCGACCACATATCGAACCAGTCTACATCAGACACGTGTATTAACTCATCAGCGACGACATACCTGCCGTAATGTGGATTTTGTCCTTCTTCACAGACTGCCTCAAAACCTACATACCTTAAGTTCTCAGGGAGAGTTGATTGGTCAAGTTTAATTTCTATTTTTTCCATAATTGTTGATTTAGTATATTAAAGCTAAACACTTTTTTTTACAAATACTACCGAAAAGTAGTAGACAATCAATTTTTATTTAACTTCTTTAGTAGCCTCAATGGGCGAAACAGGAAAGAAAATAAGGAGAGATGATGAAATGATCATGACGGTTGCCCGTAATTTACGTAAGCATCGTATCCTAAAAGGATTAACCCAATTTGACGTGTATTATTCTTCTGGTATAGCACCGAAACAACTTAGCGACTACGAGCTGGGTAAAGTTGACACGAACATTTCTACTCTTTCTGCGTTAGCAAAAGCATACGGCATCACCATGAGCCAGTTATTTGAAGAAGAAATAGACAAGCAATAAAAAAGCCCCACATTTCTGCGAGGCTCCGTAACAAACTCTGGTAAAAATATCTTAGCGTTAAACACTTGTTAAATGGTATTCATAAGCGTTCACAAATTGAGTAACTAATATCGGCAACTCAGTCTTATAATTATGATCATCCAATCTCTTTTTAAAGGAACCATATTTCAAACACCAGGAATTGACCCTCTTCATATCTATCTTACCGCCTGGAAGCTCCCAGCCCATTTCATGAGCCATACTTAATATCTTATTAGTCATCCTATCTTTTGCACTCTCTTCTATCTTTAATTCCTTTTTAAGATGCTGTATAAGCTCACTAGCCTGATGAAAGTATAATTCTTTAGTCGTTGTAGTTCTTTCATCACTAAAGCTCCATATAAGGGCTGCTTTAGCGTCTACTGAATAATTCAGTTTGGCGACCATTGCTCCAATGGCTCCGTTTTGTGCAGTCGTGCTGAATGTCATATCCAAAAATTATTTAATTGATTTCTTTTTCTTTTGCTTCGCCAGGATAACGGCAAGGTGAAACATTGTGTTAGCGTTATATTTTTCTCTTATTCTCTTTAATGCTTTTTCTACGGAACTAAGGCTGTTTGGCTTAATGCCCTCTGATTGTAGCAGTTCAGCTATTTCTATTTGGTTCTTACCCTCAAAGAGGTATTTAATCAATAATTCTTCCATGCTTCAAATATAGATACGTGTCTAATTTATACTTTACGGTTTTCCGTATAATATTGAATTTTTATAAACCTCTCCAGTCAGTTTCAAAAAACGAAGACCTGATGTATTTTTCAGGATCGGCAATCGCCCTGTTGTTATTTTTACAATAGCGCAAATAAGGTTTGATAGCTACCATTGCCAGCAATTTTTCTTCCTGGCTGAGCTTGTTGTACAAAGGCTCTGCACGCTTCCTGTTAATCTTCTTACCGTAAGCCACCCAAAAGGCATCAAAGCTTACATCCATCGGCACCTCTTCCAGGGGAACCTTAGCCTTATGTGCAATCGCTTTCAATTCTGCCAGATTATAGGGCATATGTGCAATTTGCCACTGTAGGGCACGGGTATCTAATTCCATCTCGTTATGGTAATATATCAGTACATCATCGTCGTTAAATCCGAATATTGTACTGCCACCAACCGTGTGAGAGGTAAGTATGTATTTTCTCATATTAATCTTCTTTAAAAAATGCGGGGTTTAATTCTCTGGCTTTTTCATCCCAGATGATGTAAGGTTCATTCCCGCCAAACCTATTTTTTACAGGATACATAATGTATTTTTTTACCAGCAGGGTTAAACCCCCGTCAAAGCCGATAGCCTTTGTTATGGCAAGTTTGGGTTTTGACCCTTCAGTGTGGGCTATGAATATTATAGCTTTCTTTTTGCCATATTTATTTTTCAAGTAGGTGTACTCTTCCCATGTTAACCTGAGATAATCAAGGCTATCTATGAACCAAGCCCAAGGGCTATTCCTTGCGCCCATTGCTGCGTCCAACTCTTTAAAGTATGACATTGGCAGGCCTGTTAAAGGGTCAATTTTTCGCTTATCGTTTGGATCAAGCCAAACCACCTTACCAGACACCTCTTCCATTTTATTCCTGTTTATCGCCATTTGCAAATCAAAACCATGCCCCTGCTCATAGCTTACCCAGGCTACTTTCCCGAACTGGGTTAAATACTTTAGCACCTGGATTGTTCCTTCTGTTTTACCGTTCCCACTTTCACCCTGGATAACCATAACAAAGCCTACAGGAAGATTACCATAGGTAGCCCTGAATTTACCCTCCAAACCTAAAAGCTTGAATTTCTTTTGCTGAACCTGAACAGTACCTAATCCTTTCATCTATTATTTTCCCTTATTTTCTTTTAGCTATTTTATGAGCGTCTAACCATCTTTCAAAGCTGGCTGTATCGACACCACGATCATTTTTACACGGTTCTATTACTTCTTTCTTGCAGCTTGAAAACATGATCAATGCTAAGAGTATCAATGCTAAATATTTCATTTTATCTGTTATTAGTGATGGTTAATTATTATGCCTGAGAAATACTACCGCTGTATTACATGCTATGGGCTTTGTGTTACTTCCCTCATGTTTTTCACCTACAAATCTGTCAGGACAGCTCAGGCACTTGTTGTGCTGCCCCTTGTTTTCTATTTTCTGAAGTACAGCCTTTGTCTTGTCTGCCTTCTTGTAGAACCTGTCACCATTGGACAGGCTCCCCACAGTTGTTACCTCATTCCTGATCACGCTCTGTTTCGTTGACTTCCTTATAAATTAACCGCTGGATATCTTCCTGGCAAAGACGTTGTGAATGCATGTGATGACTTAAAGCTTTGCGCTCAATCTCCTTTGATTCTAAGTACATATTAAAAAACTTGCTGTTACTCTTTTCAGCCCACTGGAAGAACTTTGAAACACAGAACCATGATGTGCAGCACACAATAATTACCATTATTAAAAACGCTGCTATTTCGTAGATACTCATATTACACTGACAAGATTTGAATGCCCAGCTTTTCAGCATATTCCTTTTCCATAGTAGCACCTTTGCTATCCTGCCAATCATCACATAAGCAGATGTAATGCGCATAAGGCAGCAGCTCAAAGCAGATGATCATTGCCGTTCTCCAGTCTTCCTTTTCGTCGATCAGTAAACAAGGATTGATTACCTGGTAACCTGCCTTTTCCAGCATCTTATGCTTAGCAGAAAATTTTGCTACAACCTCTTCATAGGGTAAGCCAGTTACCTTACCAGCTATATATACTACCTTATAGTCAAGCCTGTCATTTTCCTTATTATACTGCTCCAGAGATTTTTTCTTATCCTTCACCATCAAGCTAAGTGCAAGGTGATTGATAATTGAAAGCCACGAAGCTTCTGAAACTAAATGTTTATCTATCATGATAATTTAATTAATGGGTGATGATTACTTTTTGATTAGGCTAACGAACTCAGGATAATCACTTAATTCAATACCAGTCTGTTGTTCGAAGCGATCTTTAGCAGCTTCCACTAACTCAGCCTCCGTAGGCGCTGGAAATTGTATAATTACATTCGCTCTAAAGTCCTGTTCGTCAGCAAATATTTCAGACTCCAGGTAATCTTCATCATCCGTATCAAGATCATCCACAATCATGTAAGATGGGTTATAATGAGCAAATGATCTTTCTGAACGAACTGCACGACCGTTAGAAATAAACTGTACAGAAGGCGACCCGAAGTATTCACGTGTCCATGCGTGATCCATTCTATCAACAATACTACGCCCGGTTACGACGTTTTTCTTTTTCTCTACAGGCTTATTTTTCAGCCCGTAGCTAATTTCTTCACCTTCACCGTCAATTGTTGCAACTGTTTTTTGTACGATTTTACGATCAGCAATTACGATTACGTTCTGACCAATACTATACTTATTTGTTTTCATTTTACTATTATTTGAGGTTACCGATTAATTAAAAAAAACATTAAAGAATCCGCCCCAGTAGAGCAGAGAGAAGTTTATGGCTGTAAAGAAAATGTACTGCCAGACGCTGTATGTGCCTACTTTGGGCTTACCGTGCATGTATGAATTTATCATCAGACCTATAATTACTAATGCAATGACTATTATTTGAGGTATCATAATTGATTTTAAAAGGGTAAAAAATATTGTTCTTGGTTATCGTAATACTCCTGTGCTCTGGTGTGGTCAAAGGTGATGGGAGCAAGTATCACAGCGTTCTGATCAGAGCGAGTATCAACATCAATGATTTGCGGTTTTAAACCACCTTCCTGAATGCGGTATATTGCATCAAGAACCTCATTCCAACTAGGGGTTGTTTTCCAATCCCATTCAAGCATTGTAATATCACCTTGTTTAGTTTGTCTTTCCATAACTTGATTATTAGGGGGTTTCGTTCATTGTCTGGTAACGATCCTCCAAATACATATCTACCATCTGATAAGTATTTTGCAGGACTTCGATTTTATCCTTTTCAGACAGCTGTTCGCAGATACTATCTATGAAGCTCATGACTGCTGTTTTACCTTCCTTCGCATCCATAACTATTGAGCAGTGACACTGAATTGAACCTTCGTTTCTTTGCCTTTATCGTCAACAAATCGGTGCCAGCCACGAACATAAGAGCTTGTCCGAGTTTTATGCTGTGCCTTAATAATGATATCAATACCATCAGAAAAAAGCTCGTTATTGATTTCAGCTCGCAGATTAGCCAACTCTGTCACCCTTGCAGGGTTTAAGCTGCCATTTTTGTCGGGCTTCATGAGCACCGTAAGAATTTTGCTAATGATTGCACGTTTGCTATCCTGCTCAGAGAGTGAGGACAGGTATTCTTTAACCTTTTCGATACCAGCAGAGCCCGTGCCATCAAAACCAATTATAGTATTAAACCCTACTAAAATAGAACTCATACCGTCTCTGGAGGTAAAGGTGTGGGAATCTTGCTTGTCTGACGGAACATCATAAAGAGCAGCTTTTATTGCAATCAGGGGAGCTGTATCAGCAAAGACAGCATCAACAATGTTAGCCTGTTCGTTCCCAAACGCTACAAGCTGCTGAGCCCACTTACCACACAGTTCATCCTGAAGACCTTTGAGAGCTTCCCGATCTGCTGCTTTCCTGCTTTTTTCAGCTTTCTGCTCAGCTGAAAACTGTTTCATTAAAAGTGCTTTTTCTGCTGATGAAAGGTTGTTGATGTCTAATTGTTTAGTTTCCATTGTTACGTAATTTTTCAAGTTTTTGAGTATATATGTTATTTTTTTCTGTTAGGATATCGACCAGGTGACGATACATAATTGATTTCACCCTGTCTGATTTTTCATTGTTAATTACTGCATGTACGGCCTCTTCAGCCATATCTAACTGCCTCAGTCTATCCATGTATTGCATGTATTGAATCGGAAATTGACTGAACCTGTATCGACTCATAATGATATCTTTCAGCAGGTATATGGACATTTTGCAGAAAAAGACAAAGACACATTGCCTCCTGGTCAGTAAGACTTATGCTATAGCCCGCTTTACTAGAAGCAAGTCTTTCACTTTTGATCCGCATTTTATTAAAGGCGGTCTGCACGTGAAAAAAAACAACCTTTGCGCCCATATCATGTTTAGCAGGCTGGTTTAGGTTAATGATTTCGTTTAGTATAAGTACAAGTCCGTCAAGCTGGGATTTAGTAGTCGGTATCGTCATTGCTATTGATTATTATGTTATCTAATTTGATTTTTGCAGCAGCATATAACTGCTGTAAGTTTTTATCATAGGTCAGCAGATCAGTGATCCTGCCTTCTCCGTAGATTATGGTAGCGTGTGTCTTATTGAAGTATTTCACCAGGTCTCTGCACTTTATCTGATTCTGCCTGGAAAGAAGGTAAGTCATGTACACAATGTCATTTGTCTTGAACTGCTGACCTGTTTTCCTGCTGTACGCCCTGAACACTTGTTGGGTTGTAATCAGCACCTTCTTTATTGGCATCATACACTTACCTCAGTTCGCTCCAGTATCTCTTTCTGAAGTATTGCATAGCTTTGCTCCATGATGATCCGGTGAGGGTAGAACTCAAACCCCTCATGTGCATTCATACTATGATACAAGCTAAGCGAAGGGTTAGAAAAGCTCAGGAACTCCTGGTCTCTTTTGTTCCAATGGTTGATCCACCAGCTCCAAAAAATGGGGGTTTTCTTCAAGTGATCTAGTCCCCAGTCATCAGCACCGACAACAGACTGTAGGTAATCAAGTCCTGTCTGCTCCTGGTAACTCTTATACTGGAGATCAGACCACCCCAGGGCTTTGCACACCTGGTGAATATTTGCTTCCGTGATAAATTTTTGTGCATTCATTATAAACCTCCTTGTTGACTTTTTGCTATTTTCCTATTAAGCTGTTGACCTCTTTTTCTGCGTGCCCTAAGTGCCTCCACAATCATTTTAAAACCGTCACCCTGCTGAATCCACATCAGAAGATCATTGATTAGAAACTGATCTTGAATCAGCATATCCAACATTTCAGGAGCAGCAGCGATCAGGCGAGCATTAGACCATTCTTTTTCAGTCAGTAAATCCTGATCGTTATCTGCAACTACTTCACAGATATATGCTTTACCTGGAGCCTGAATAATCAGGGAAGAAGGTGATTCAGGAACTATTTCCCAGTCACCGTGTGTGTGCGTAAATTCCATTATGCTGCTGATTTAAGTTTTTTAGCATGAACCAGACGCTTAACCCTACGTACATCACCATCACTATCATTGTGAATCTCAGTGCACATTAATTGCTCAGTAATGCCATTTGCATTGATGATAGAGAATATTGATTTCTTGCTGTATTTAGGCAGGTGTATGAATCTTCGCCCCAACCTGCTATAGATTTCAGCATATCCCTTTTTACCTTGTGCTATCCCTTTCAGAATGCGTTTTTCAAGTTGCTCAGTTGCAATCAGGATAATTCCAGATTTATCCTGGAGCTTATTATATAAGGTAATAAAGAAGTACAAAACAGAATCGGAAAGCTTATCGGCCTCGTCAAAGACTAATAACGGCTTATCGGCTTTATTAACGATTGTTGTAATGGTGGTCATCATCTGGGAGAGTGAGACACCACCGCTATCCTTACCCATCATAGTCAGCAGCTCCGCTAAAAACGTTGTCCGGTTAAAATAGTCCGCACATGATACTACGAATACATTTTCCTCATTACTGAACATGCTTGTAACCTCAGTTTTGCCATATCCAGCCTCGGCACAGATACCATATACATTGGCATTTTCCTTAGCATCTACTAAAAAGTTGTTTAGTAGCTTTGATTCTGGTGTCTCAACAAACACCCATTCATGATTCACTTTTAGCTTTTTTTCAACAGTCCTAAATAGGTCATCACTAATCTTTTCCCACTTTCCAGCAAGCATATGGCTGATTGTGGCTGATGAAATACCGATTTTGTGAGCTGCTTTGTTTCCGCTTGTTGCATCAACTTCTTTGCGTAGTTGGGTTACAATGTGTTCTTTTGTGATGTTTTCCATTTTCTTTGAGTTATAGTGGTGAATAGGGGTGCAGGTCGTAACTGCACCTTTTTTGTTTACATATAGTTTGATATATCATCATCAGGCTCCGGCTCGTCGTATCCACCAGCAGCAATATTACCTGCAAAGTGTGAAAGCTCTTTAGGCACTGCGACACCAGCCTGGAGCCAACTAGCAGCATCAATCCTGCTACGGGAAAGTAGGTCAACCCTATCTTTCATCTTGGTAGTTATGCCCAGCATCATTTTCGTTTTGTCTTCAAGCAGGTTATTTAAGCGCTCCCCATCACCAGCCTTGCGGTCTGCAAGTGCAGCAGGGACATTCTGATATTTATCAGCAATAAAATTGATTGCGTTACCATCAGTGACTAGCACCTGATCCATGTTGCCAGGCAAATAAACTACCTGGAAGGATTTACCCACATTTTGCAGGTATTGTGCATCTGGAACGTCATAAACAAACTTGTGCTTGTTGATTTCAAACGACATACCTTCAGCAGTGATCCGTACAGGGTTCTTATGAGTAAGACCGAAAAGCTGTATTCTCTTCTCTGTACTGATTTGTCTTTTTTTGCTTAGCTCAGAGGCATTAAAAGCAGTAATCCATTCTTGTTGGCGGGGAATGCCAGTTTTTGCGTTCACTGTTTGACGCATGTTGTGAACGAAATGTTCAACAACGTTCAGAGCCTGGTCAGCGGAGGGATAATTTTTCTTAAGTGCCAGGATCATATCAGGATTTGTCTTCTCCTTAGCTGTCACGTTGTGACCAGCATAGTTATCGTATGGAAGTAGCTTTAATTCTTGATGCCAGATAGTTCCGAAAGACTGTTCAATACGTTTTGTCTGTGAAGCCTTAACGGTACCAGGGGTGAAGTGAGCAAGTGATTTAAAATAGCTCGCAAGCTCACCTTTCAATTGTTTATCAATTGCCCAGCGGTCTGATTGTATCTGATTAAACAGGTAATTACCGCCAGTTATTTCGATAATATGCTCCATTGCATTGCGGAATGCAGCGTATATAAGGTCTTTAGTAACAGTTTCGGCAATTGCGTAACCTAGTATATAATCATTGTAATAATCCTTAACAACGTACATAGCAACCCTATACTGCTCATTTACGACCTTATTTCCCTTTTTATCGGTGGTTTCCTTGCGGAAATATAAATCCAGAATATTATCATCACACATAGCCATTAAAAGGGGCGCTGATGGACGATCACTATGAATTTGCTTACTGTATTTCGTGTAATTAGCGCCTACGCCATTGCGTTGCATAGTGATTAAATGTTCATTCTGCTTTCTGCGATAGCCTACAGTAGCAGGGCTGATAGTTAGACGACCGTTAGCAGTTGCCCATTTATTGTATTGGATAGCTATAATGGTGTCATCATGCTGATTGTGGTGTCCAATCATTTCCAGAAGCAAAGCTTCCGCAACATCATCTTTTACCTTTTTGCGGTTATCGTTACCAAAGCGCCAGGCTTCGATTAAGCTGGAGTATTTACACTCAGCAGTATTATATTTAGTCAGCTTGTTTTTCAGTGACCTGGTATTTATAGGTAAGGCAACGTTTTTTGCCCTGATAACGGCAGTTGCAGCTTCCCAAAACTCTGTGATTGTTATGTTTAATTGGCGTTTAAGCGCCCTTTTATCAGTTGTAAAGACATTTAAAGTCTTTAGCCAGCTAGCAGCCTCAGTATATTTCTTTCTGTACTCTTCAGGAAGGCTCAGACTGGCATCATGGGGTAAAGTATAAGTGTCGTAGAATGATTCAGCAACATAATCCCAGTTAATTAGTACTTGCTCCAAAATTGGCTCTTTAGCTAAGTACTCATACGGATTACCGTATTCTTTAACTACTAATTCTTTATATTTTGGCGGCATGCTTTCAAATGAAATTAAAATTTCACGACCGTTACCGCCTACACCAAAGACCTTAAAGTTACCCCGCTGTCTATTTTTACTATATGTCTCTTTTGACATAAGCTTTGGGACAACTTCATCAAATTCAAGACAAATCAAATTTTCGTGGAATCGCATACTTAAAATTTAATATGTTTAACTAATTCTTGAATGAGCACACTTGACCCAGCTTCATACATCTCGTCAAACAGCTTGACTTTTTGTCCTAATAGTGTTGCGTCTGTCCTGTTGCCAGTCCTTACTTTTTTAACCGAGCTTTCAGAACATCCTAAGACAGTTGCTACATGTTTTGCAGCTACTGGCGGAACCTCAATATTATTTTTGGTACAAATGGTTTTATTATTATTATTTTTGATTCTCATAGTGTTCCTTTGCGTTCACAAATATAGATATATGTCTATAAAAAACAAATAAATTTAGATAAATGTCGAAATTAATAAAATGAGCGAAACCAGGGCAATAGACAGGCTAGTTATATATCTGAGACACAAGGGTATAAGCAACTCAGGAGCAGAAAAGCAACTAGGTTTAGCGAATAGCTATATCCAAAATTCGTCTAAAGAAGGTCGTACGGGCGCTATTAATAGTGATATTTTGTCTAAAATTGAGGAAACATATTTAGACTTATGTCTAATGTGGTTAATAAAAGAAAAGGGACAAATGATTCAAATCGGTGAAGAAATTAACGCATTTACCCCCCTAGCTACAGACACTAAACAACACACAAACCTACCCCTTAACCTACAAAATACATACAATAAAGACACTAGTTATGTCCACCCAACTGTCCACCCAACTGTCCACCCAACTTATAATTTAGGCACTCCTCACGTAGTTACAATTGATACAAGCGGCATGAATACAATACCATTAGTGGGCATCAAAGCAGCAGCTGGATACCTGAATGGTTACGCTGATCCAGAGTTTATCGGTGAACTGCCGACTTACTGTATACCAGGGTTAAATAGCAGAACTTTTAGAGCGTTTGAAGTGGATGGAGATAGCATGACTCCCACTGTTAGAAGAGGAGATATATTATTTTGTCAGTGGCTGGAAAATGTAAGTGACATACGAGATGGAAGAGTGTATGTAATAGTTACTAAAACGCTCGGAATCGTGGTTAAAAGGCTTTTAAACCGTATTAACGAATATGGTTTTATCATCGCTAAATCTGACTCTACAGATAACAGAATCGAATATCCAAACATCAATGTACCATTAGAAGAAGTTGTTGAAATATGGTATCCAAGGCTCTATATGAGTGCCAGTTTCCAAGCACCAACAGACATGTATAAAAGGATTAACGATCTTGAAGCAGGATTAGAATACCTGTTAATGAAAGACAAAAAAGCAATCCAGTAA